CTGTTCAGGTTGACGCTGGAAGTGCACCTAGTCAGTGCGCCACCGACAACTTCTTCATGTACCCCCAGCCTGCCAACACCCCGCAGAACTGCGGTCCGTGCCGCCCGAACACCGAGCTGTACGGCACTGCCCCGTACTATGCGGGCAAGGGCGCCCCCGCGGAGCTTGTGGACGTCCAGGATCGCCTCCGCCCCCAGAGCACCACCCGCTTCGGGAGGGTCCTGGTGGAGAGCACCCGCGAACTCCACCCGCTTCAGGACATGTCCTGTTCCATCCCAGTGAAGGTGCGGACCTCTTATCCGTCCTCCACACGTGCTGACATCCAGAACGCATCTTTCAGCCAGATGTACTGCTCTCGTCAGTAAATAAATATCTAATGGAATTGTAATAATGGCAGATCCATTGTCTATAGCCGCAATCTTCGCTCTGGCTTTTGCCGGGAAGCAGTTGAGTGATAGGACGCCCGTTCCACAAGAGCCTCCTCCCGCTCCTCACGCTAACCGCCAGAATGTCACGGAATTGCTGAATACCAGGTATGATGTGGGTGCAGAGGCGACCCCTTTGAACAAGTTTAACCAGATGAAGTTGGAGCACCCCTCATTCTCCGTGATTGCCCCGATGACCAACGTGAACGGCGAACCAGTTAGGGACTTCCGTGACCGCCAGTACATCAGTGGGAAGATGAACAACCTGTCCCCCAGCACGAAGGAGTTGGTGGGTCCAGGTCTGGGCGTCAACGCGGAGACCCCTGCATACGGTGGGTACCAGCAGCTGTACCGTGTTAACCCCATCAACGTGGGTGAGTACAAGCTGACCCAGCTCCCAGGGCGGATCAACCACGCCCATGCCCTCAACAAGCAGCCAGGGACGGTGGGTAACCTGACCCACCACAAGCCAGAGACCACCGCCTACCTCCCAGCGCGCCTCCCACCCCAGCCGGGTAGGGCATCTGGACAGGGTGGGAACCTCAGCGGTGTCAGAGTGCGTGAGGAGTACGAGAGGACCAAGAGGGTCACGGCGCGCGCGACCACAGGCTACCGCGGGGACGGTCTGGGCTATGCCCCAGCCCGTCGCACCGTCTCTGCCCTCCAGGTGGCACAGGACCCCACCCGCAACAAGACGGACCTCAACAACCAGACGTACGCACACGTGGACAATGCAGCGCCGGGTATCTCCTCGTGGTCTCACGGCTACCAGAACACGCCTCTGGACATTAGGGCAACGGATCGCCGTGGGCAGGGTCACAGGGTGGGTAATGCTGGGAGGATGAACGTCAGGGAGAGCGCCCAGAAGACGGCTGGTCGTGTCACAGCAACCCGCTTTGACCAGTCCCGTACAGACGGGCGGATTGGCATTGCCGACCCGGGTCAGCGCTTCCAGCAGTACGCCCCTCTGGGTAAGCAGAACAACAACGTGTTCAAGGGCAATCTGGATGAGCGTGTCATGAGCGAGGGTAGCCTCGACATTGCCCACAAGGTGCTCCAGAATAATCCACTTGCCCACCACGTCGGGGGTGGACCGTAAATTTTACCCACTTACTATAGAACAATGCGACACATCGTCACATTTGATAGCTCTGAAAGGGATCTGGGTGTCTGGTCAACTCCTCAGGATTTTGAAAAGACATTCAACACACCTGTGTACAACGTCAGTGAGATTGCCGTTGTATCAGCTCAAATCCCCCTAACGCAACCGACTGTTGTGCAGGGAAACAGTATCATCCCGGTGGGTGGGACTACCACGGTCACCATGAATCTCCTCAGGTTCTACACCGACCCGGTGGCACTCGCGTCACACGTGCAAGCTGTGCTGTCCACCCAGTTGTCAGGGATTACAGTCGTCTACGACGCCGTCCACCGTATATTTGTTTTCTCACGCTCATCTGCCTTTGAGTTCAACTGGGAATCTGCAGAGTACCCAGACGGGTATGGACCCGCTGCCAGCACCCTGGGGTTCACAGGTGTTGATGTACAGGCGACTGAGGTGACACCTGGAAACTGGGAACTCCAATCGGGTGTCGTGAATCTGACCCCAGTTCGGAGTCTCTTTCTCCGCCTGACACACGGCGAGGATGACCTGACTGAACCAGTCTTTCTGAACTCTGACCATGCAATGTTCTTTGGGAGGATCCTGGTGGATCCCAGTCAGAGCACGCTGGCGATGAGGAACGGTGAGGTGCTCGTGAGGAAGCTGAAGGTCAACATCCCCACAATGACCTCTGGGCGCCTTAGGCTTTATTGGAACAACGGGAATAGGCTGTTTCAATATGACCTGAGGAATGCGAATTTCCTGTTGAAGTTTGCAATCGAATGTGACCACACGAAGATGAATGATGCGTATGAAGAGGATATACTAGATCCTGATAAACTCCCCCCTCCTGTGGATCCACCTCTGCTGGAGTATCCAGAGCGGGTCCAAATTAAAAGGGAGCACAAGATTGCTGCGGTGTTTGCCATCCTGTTAATCGGGCTGGGGTTACTGATGATGTTTAACGGGCAACGGCGTACACCGGACCCGTAGGCGCCTTGACGTTCCTGGACATCCTGGAGAGCAGCATGAACACGAGGATGGACAGCACCGTCGTGAGGACCGCCGTGATCGTCAGGGCACCCGGGGTCTGGCGGTTGCTCTTGATGAGCATAGCCACCAGTGCACGGACCACATCCATCCACGCAATGGCGGAGGCAAAGCTAAAGCCCGCCACAAGAGAGTTGAGAGACTGCGCCTCAAGCTGGGACACAACGTTATTGATCATCGCTTTGGTATACTCTCCTATGAGAAAATTATTCATCCATGAAATCATTCTCCTCTTTAACAATGGTCCTGTATGATGGTGGTGGTGCGACTGTGTAACCTCTCATTTTCACATGAGGTATGCTCCCAGTATCAGACCCATAGTCTGTGTCTGTGTCGCCATAGTTGTCGTCGTGTGTAAGATCGGAATCGTTGTCATAGTCGTCTGAGTCATAGTATGGTACAGGCAGTTCGTTGTCGTCGTCGGGTTCTGGGACGATAGGAAAGGCGGTGTCCTGAGGAGTTTGCCACCCTTTGGGGTCACTCTTGCCAACCTTCTTGAGGGGCTTCATCCAGAGCCTATCTTGTCTATAGACGATTTTATCATTTGTTCCATGGGGGACGCAGGAACCCACGTGTGCCACGTGTCGTAACACTCGTTGATTGCCACCATCTGGGGATCGGTTCCCTGGTAGCGGGTGAAGGGTTCGTCCTCCTCATCCACCTCCTCGATGTCCGAGATGTCCTCGTCGCTGTCCTCCTGGAGTTCGGGGAACAACGTCCCCTGGGTTCGTCCTGTAACATTGCGAGCCGAGTATCGCAAGGCGTACTGTATGTCCACTGCCGTCATAGTGGAACGACCACACGCCTTGCAATATTCCCCCGCCAGGATGACTGCCGCCTCCATGACCGGGGTAAAGCCTTCGATTGCTGTCTCGATGATTTGTTCCTCCATCGCTCTCTTTTCATATATGTAGGCACTAACCCTTAATTAGGTGACATGTCGTTGAAGATGACACCACCCAGTCCGTGCTGGATCCTGAGGATGTTGTACACCCTGGCATAGAGCCTCACCGTCCTCTCCTGATCGGTGGATGTCAGGTTGAGGGTCATGTCCTTGTTTAGCACTCGACTGAAGTTCACCTGACCACTCGGGGTGTCACTCTCTGGGTCAAGGGCAAAGCTGTAGCAGTAGACGTCACGAGTTGGCACCCTGGTGTGGTGCCTCATCGGCTGCATGTACCTCAGGAGGTTCGTGTCAGCCACTTCGCTGGATATCCTAGTCTCGTGATTGAAATCCAGATTGATGCTCAGGAGTTGCTGGTACTTGGGGTTGTGCAGGTGCCTGTAGTTCGTGTAGTTGAAGAGGTCATTCTGCTCCTGAACGTTCGAGTTGGTCTGCACGGCAATCCACAACTCTTTGCAGGGGTTGGTAAACCCGAGGCGAGCCCGTGCCAACACCTGGTCTGCCTGGACCCTGACAGTGCTCACCTGCGTCTGGGTGATCAGGTAATCAACCGCCTTGGCTTTGAAAAAATCAATCTCCGACTGGGTCACGTACACGTACTCCACTGGCATCTCGCACTTGAAGCGCCCGTCGACAGAGAGTGAGGAGACGGGGTCCACCACGATTCCCCCGAGGTCGATACTGGAACTGTAAAACGACGATGAGGATGCAGCCGTGATGCGAGCCGAGATCTCGGCTGCTGACAGGGTGCTGTAGTATCCACGAGTCTCGTAGTACTGAAAGGGTGTGGATGCCGCCGGGGAGGACAATGCCGTTGACAGGAACTTTGACCCAGAGTCGGACTCCACCGGCTGCTCCACCACGTTCTGTCCCGCGGTGGGGGTGCTCAGGGTTACGGTCGACGTTGAACCAGTGATGACACCCCCATTGGCATCAGCAACCGTTAAGGTTTCACCGTTCACCACAAACTCCGAGG